TCTGTTGATGAGGAAGCTGATGATACTTTAGGCATTGCTCAATCAAAAGATATTGACAACACTATTATTTGTACTATAGATAAAGATTTGTGGATTGTTCCCGGTGCAAAGTATGATTTTAAAAGAGAAGAGTTAAGCTACGTTACCGAATATGATGGTATAAGACATTTCCAATACCAAATGTTAGCAGGTGACCAAGTTGACAATATACAGGGTGTTCCTAAGATTGGTCCTGTAAAAGCTAAGAAGATATTATCAGATAATGAAGATATTGATGATGCTTGGAATATTATTAGAGATTTGTATAGGAGTTCCTATGATTACAATTCTGATGATGTAATGTTAGAGATGGGTAGACTACTTTGGATGAGACGTAAAGTCGGACAAATGTGGGAACTACCTTTGTTTACAAATAAGCTAGAGAAGGAGGAAATAAATGGCTAATTTAGTAGAAGATGTGGAGTTGAACTGGTGTTTTCTAGACCCTGATAACCCACAAGAAAACTTTGAGAAACTTCAATGGTCTGTTACAGCTTATGTTGATAAGAAAGTAGCAGAGAAGTTTAAAAAGAATGGTCTTATTAGATCTTTGCGACCTGTAGAGGATGCAGATGGTAATGAGACTGGGCAATACAAAGTAACTTTTAAACAAAATGCAAAGACTTCAGCAGGCAAGGATTTATCGCCTCCCGGTGTTTTTACTAAGACAGACACAGGAACTATTAAACCCTTAGCTGGTGTTATTATCGGTAATGGTTCTACTGGTACTGTATCATTTGACACCTATGACTGGGATTATAAAGGTCAAAAGGGCAAGTCTATGAGTTTAAAAAATGTGCTTGTTACTAATCTAATACCTTACGAAAAGTCAGACCCTGCAGGTTCAGAGTTTGGTTCTTTAGATTCAGGTTCGGAGTTTAATAAACCTAAGAAAGAAGATATGGATTTAAACTTCGAAGATAGTGACGATTACTAATTAACAGTAGTGTCTACAGATACTCTTCTATGAGGGGTATCGATAGACATTATTTTCACAATCAAAGGTCTTTATTGACCTTTATTTTTCTATGGAGGAAAAATGAAAAATACAGAAAATAATCAAGAGGGTGTTTTTGTAAGGCACGAGTCTTGTGAAGCTTGTGGTTCTAGAGACAATAAAGCTGTTTACGACAACGGTGATAAGATGACTTACTATTGTTTTGGCTGTGAAGATACAGGAATATACAATGACGATAATTCTGCTGTTGAGAAGACACCAAAAGAGTTTAAGAACATTGTAGAGTCTATTGATGATATAAAAGATTATCCAGTGCGAGGTTTTCGTGAACGTAAGATAACAAAAGATATTTCAGAACTCTACGGTGTTAAAGTAGGTTACTCTGAGGAAGATGGTAAGACTATTAAATACCATTATTACCCTATAACCAACAAAGGTAAGGTAGTAGGTTATGAGCGTAGAGATTTAGACGCTAAAAGGTTTCTAGCAATAGGATCCGTTAAGAACAAAAATGAGTTCTTTGGACAGTCTAAATTTGCCCCCGGCTCTTGCAAAAGAATTGTTGTTACAGAGGGCGCACTTGATGCAATGTCTATCCAACAGGTTTGGAAAGATAAGAAACAAGAGTGGGCAGTTGTATCAGTTATCAATGGAGCCCAAGGGGCATACAAACAAGTCGTTTCTAACTTGGATTACCTTAACTCTTTTGAAGAGGTCGTGTTTTTATTTGACCATGATGAGGCAGGAAGAGATGGTGCAAAAGCTTGTGCTAGGTTAGTCAGAACTGGTAAGGCTAAGATTGGTGCTTTAGGCAGATACGGTAAAGATGCTTCTGATTACTTGGTTGCAGATAAGACTTACGAACTAGAGAAAGCAATATGGAATGCTGAGATGTATTCTCCTGCAGGGATTGTGAATTCTGCTGACACTTGGGATTTGTTTAATGAGGACAGAAGAGAAGACTCTGTGCCTTACCCCGATTGTTTTGCCAATGTCAATAAGATGACATACGGCAGGAGGACTGGCGAGTTAACTATATTTACTGCAGGAACAGGGTCTGGTAAGTCAACTTTTGTCAAAGAGGATATTTATCATCTTATTATGACAACAGACTATCAAATTGGCGTAGTGTCCCTTGAGGAGTCCATACGGGAGACTTTAGATGGAATCATTGGGGTACACCTCAACAAGAGAATAAACCTACCAGACGTAGAATTTGACCGCTCAGGAGAAGAAGGCTCTAAAGCATGGGAGGATGTTGCAGGTTCAGGTCGTCTTTTATTATTAGACCATCAGGGTTCTGTAAGTGACTCGTCTCTTATGGATAAGATAGAATTTATGGCGGCATCTGGCTGTAAGTTTATATTTCTAGACCACATAACTATAGCAGTTAGTGAGGTTGATGGTAATGTAAACGAAGCTATGGACAAAGCCATGTCAGATCTATTGAAGTTGTGTAAGAAGCACGATGTTTGGATTGGAGTGGTCTCACATTTGAGGAAAACCAGTGGTGGTAGTAAGACTTTTGAAGAGGGTGCATCTATAACTGAGGACTCATTAAAAGGGTCAGGAAGTTTAAAACAGATAGCATTTCAAATTATCGGTTTTTCTAGAAATAAATACTCGGAGGACGAGGGTGAACGGCAGAGGGTTGGAATATCAGTGCTAAAGAACAGGTTTACAGGACATACAGGTCCAGCAGGTTCTGCAAGGTATGATAACATTACAGGTCGTTTACATAGTACACCTTCTGAGTTTCAATAATTCACTGTGGAGGAGAGTTATGAGTACTGAAAGAAAATTTTATACATTAGATGATGGCAGGGTCTTGACGATAGATGAGATAATGGCATTAACTGGTGTTAGTAAGAAGACAACATGGGTTAGGTTACAAAAGACCAGAGACTATGAAGAGTTGGCAAAACCCACTGTATTCATGAAAAAAGAAAGAGGTCATAAGAATTACTTTGAAGACACTTACAAGGACTTAACAACCGAGCAGTTTAAACTTTTGTTTGGAAAATGGTCATGAAGAAGTTGGTTTTTGATGTAGAGTCTAACGGTTTTGTTAATGATGCTACAACTGTTTGGTGTATATCTACTTATGACATAATTAGTAAAGAGACTATTACTTTCTCAGACAATAGTGATGAATGCCCTTCTGTAAAGGAGGGTCTTGATTTTCTAGCCAATGCTGATGAACTAATAGGTCACAACATAATTATGTACGACATACCTCTGTTACAAAAACTATTTAAATTTAAGACAAAGGCTAGACTTATAGATACTTTTCTTATGAGCCAGTTGTTGAACTTCAACAGGACTTTAGGAAGATACAAAGGTAGACATGGTCTTGAGATGTGGGGCGAACATTTTGGTGTTTTAAAACCATCACAAGGTCAATGGCTGATGTTTGAAAAGTCAATGCTAAACAGATGTGAGCAAGATGTGCTTATTAATGTAAGGGTGTTTCACTCACTGTTAAGAGAGTTTAAAGAGTCTGGTGTACCAAAAGAGGTATTAAATCGTGAGTTTAGGATAGCTAAGATAAGTGCTAAACAGGTCAAGAATGGATGGTTAGTTGACAGGAGTCTTGCTGATAAGCATATAGCTTTCTTAACTGTTGAGATAGATAAACTTAAAGATAAGATTGAACCTTTGATGCCACCTATAATAAAGTGTCCTGACTTTTGGATTAGTAATGCCGAGTGTAATACTATACTAAAGACTAAGGGTGTTGATTATCAGAAAGATCTAGTGGGCGGTAAACAGTTGAGAAAACCAGTTACCCCTAAATGGACTAAAGCTGGGAAACTACATAAGCACATACAAGACTGGTTTGAAGGTTACGATTGCGTTGATTACATAAACAACACTAAAGGTTTACAAGTAAATGGTCCATATTGTAGAGTTGAGATTACCCCTGCAAAGCTTACACAGACTGCTGAGGTTAAGAAATTACTGTTTAAACACGGTTGGAAGCCTACAGAATGGAACACTAAAAGAGCTGAGGACGGTAGCGTTGTAAGAACTTCAGCGAAGTTAACCGAAGATTCCTACAATTCGATACAAGGTGATCTTGGTCAAGAGATAGCTTTACACGCAGTATATCAACACAGAAGAAACACTTTACAAAATCAAAAGAATAAAGATAGAGGTTGGCTTGGTGTTTGTAGAGACGATGGTAGGCTGGAATGTGTTCCTTTTACTTTAGGAACAGCTACTGGGAGGATGTCACATAGGAATCTAGTAAATGTACCCGGAGCAAAAGCTGTTTTTGGTAAGGAAATGAGAAGCATATTTATAGCACCAAAGGATAAAGTATTGGTTGGTTGTGATTTAGCTTCTGCCCAGCTAAGGTTATTAGCCGCCGCAATGGGAGACCCTAGGTATGTAAATACGGTTACGACAGGTAAAGAGGAAGATGGTACAGATGTGCACACTGTCAATCAGAAAGCCGCAGGTTTAAAAGATAGAAGTCAGGCTAAGACTTTTATTTATGGATTTCTGTTTGGAGCAAGTGCCGCTAAACTTGGAACTATTGTAGGTGGTAAATCAAAAGAAGGGACTGTACTTAAGACTAAGTTTTTAAGAACATTTCCTCTTTTAAAGAAACTACAAGATAAATTAATAAGTGAGTTTAATAGGTCTGGTAACAGATTTATAACTGCTCAAGATGGTAGAAAGATACAAGTAGACTCTGAACATAAGCTTCTTAATTATCTGTTACAAGGCAATGAGGCAATCTTAGCAAAAGAGTG